CCCGCCGTTGCCTGCGCCCCCTGCGGGCGCCTGCCCTGTTGCCTTCCGTGGCTCCGGGAGGGTTTCGCGCTCGCGGCGCATCTGATCGATGTCCGCGTCAGCGTCGTAGTCGCTGGAGAGGAGCCCGCGCCGCTGCATCTCCTTGATCCACTGCTGCCGAGAGATGTCGCCCCGGTTGCGGGCGTTGGCAAGCTCAGCCAGATCGGCGCTCTCAAAGCCCTGCGGCCCGAAGTCCTCGTTGATCCACACGCTGCCGCCAGCGTCGTCGCCAAGCCCGAGCCAACGAGCGGTGTACTGCAGGGCCGTCTCCATGGCGTCGCGGAAGGAGATGGTCATGACCTGCAGGGGAGACAGCATCGAGCGCCGCGCGTTGACGGCCGGAGTGGCGACGTAGGTGGCGACACCCGGGCGCAGATACTCGGCGCCATACATCGCCATCTGCTCAAGCAGCGTCTGGAGGTCCTTGGCGCCCTCGCCGATGGCGGCNCCGGTNGACTCNACATAGTAGAAGCGGCCCTGCGGGTCGCTGGCCCAGAGGACCTTATTGGGACCCACCTGGATGTCGGTGCCGCCGCCCGTTCCCTCGCTGTCGGCGCCGGAGACAGCCAGCATCGGGAAGCGCGACACGCTCAGGATGTTGCGCTGATCGGTGTAGCTCTGCCAGTGGCACACGTTCATGAACGCGAGGTCAAGCAGCGGCGGCTTCGCCAGCATAAAGGACTGGCGGTCGGTGTAGAAGGTGACCAGCGGCACCTCCTTCAGCGTCGTCTCGCCCTCCTCGGCCAGCACCCACTTGTCATCGCCCGGCCGCGCGTTCTCGTCGGGCACCCACACCTGCCAGCGGCCGGGCTCGCGGACCTGGATGCGGCGCACGATCCGCTCACCGAAGCCCACCCGCTCCACCAGCGTCTCATAGAAGCGCAGGTGGGTGATGACCTCGCGCCCGTTGATCACCTCAGCGTAGGCCGCAATCACGTCCTCCGGCTGGATGAGCAGCCAGTAGGGACGCAGCCTCTGGGCCCGGTCGTCAGCAAGGGTGCGCGGACGGTTGCCGACGCGCGGGAACTCCACCAGGACGTGGGCAAAACCCTTGGCCAGACCCTCCCGAAACCACTTCCGGGCGAACACGTCGATGTGCGTTCCGCACAGATCGATGTCCTCGGCCAGCGTCCTGATCTCCTCGGGCACGTCCGGCTCCAGCCGGATCGGCTGGGCGAACGGGAAGCCCACGAGCGTATCCAGGGTCATCTCAAGCGCGTTGACGAGGACACCCTGGTTGCGGCGCCTCTCCCAGTTGTCATGCGTCTCGGCGGCATGCTTGGGCAGGTAGATCTCACCCGCCGCGCGCATTGTCTCGGTGCCGCCAAGCACCGCGTTGATGAGGTCCCAGCGAGGCGCCATCACAGCATACTGCATGAAGCGGTGGCTGGGCTGAACCTCGTCCGTCTGGCCCGAGGGCGCGCGCGGGGTCACGCCCGCCGGCTGGGAAGTGTACGAGGTCTCAAGTTTCGCCATCAGAAACCTCTCTGACCAGCACTGCGCCGCATCCGGCGCACCCTGTATCTCAGCTCGTCCCCGATGTGGTCCTCAGCGTCCGTGTGGACGTCATCGGGGTTCTTGTCGTCTCGGGGCAGCACGGGCACTGTCTCGATGAACTGAAGACAGTCCTCCGTGACCCAGAGGCCCGGCCGATCCGGGGCCCCGACCTTGACGGCCTGCAGGCGCTCACGGATCATCTGCCAGCCCTGGCTCCGGCTGCCCGGGTCCTTCGCCGCGCGCTCCCACCGGACGCCCTGGCTGCGCATCGCCTCAGCGATGTTTGGCGAGCCAGGACGCGGGTCAAAGATAGACGTGTCCGCCGGCCCCGGCAAGACGCGCCCAACTATTCCCATACGGCGCTCACGCAGGATGATGCCCTGAGCAATGTCCGTCGGGGGCATGTTCAGGCCCTCGTTGCGCTTGCCGGTGAAGCCGTACCACTCCGCGAAGCGCACCAGGTCACCACGCACATGCCCAATCACACGGCCGTCCGGCAGCGTCATGGGCTCGCCATTGCTCTCGGCATACCATCCCACACTGAACGGGCGGCTCTGGCCGTAGTCGAAGGCCCGATCAATGCGCCAGCCCGACGGGATATTCCGGGGGTCGATCCGTGGGATGACGTGCAACTGCCCATCCCACAGATCATCGAACATGCCGCCCGACGTGATGTCCCAGCTGCCCTCCAGCCAGGCGCGCAGCTCGTTCGGATTGCGCGCCGACATGCGTAGGCGGTTGATGTAGTCCGGGTCCGCGTCGAGCAGCACCCGGTTCTCCATCAGGTGGCCGTGGATGGCGACGCGCGGCGGCTCGGGCGAGCCATCCGGCCCAACGGCATCGACGATGACGCGCGAGCGCCCGTGGGGCAGCCGGAAGCGCGCCTTGACCCAATTGTGGCCGACGCCATACGGGTTGGTGGTGGCCCGATACTTCCTCGGGATGCCGGGCACCGTCGAGCGGCAGCACGACATCATCATCCGGTAGCCCTCGTCAGTCGGCCAGGTCGTCAGCTCCTCCCACCCAATGAATGGATAGGCGTGGCCGTGATAGTTCCAGTAGTCGCTGGGCCGGTCGAACTGCCGGAACAGCAGCTGCTCACCGTCCGGGAACGTCCACGTGGACTTAGCCTGGTTGTACTGAGCCGCATCGCCCCAAATCAGGCGAAACCACTTCTGGGACTTGGCGATAAGGTCCGCCAGCTGTGGATAGGACTGGCGGAAGATGACGCCGCGCCACTCCGGCCCGAAGCCCTGGCCGACGTGCTGGGCGAAGTCCATGAGCAACGCGTCCGTCTTGCCCGGGCCGCGCGTGCCCTCGTACAGTACCTCAAAGACGGGGCAGCTCAGGAACGCCGTCTGCGAGCCGGGCTGCGGCACCCACACGGGTTTCCCTGCAGGCTTTGAAGCCCCAACCCAACCCGGCGGCACGTTCTCGTGGTGTCGCGGCGAGCCGCCCATCATGATCTCTTCTCCCCTCGGCCGCTGTCGGACTGTCATGTCCGCTCAACTCCAGGTCAACCTCGCACCTCCAGGTCAGTTGCGCGGGAGCATAGCGCTGGTTGGGTGAGCAGTCTAGTCGCCCATCAGTTCATCCTCAACGCCGCCTCGGCCAGCTCCTCGCTGGTGCGTCGGTCGTCAGGATAGATGCGAAGGCACAGCGGACAATGCTCCGGCTCGCCCTTGCAGGCCAGCTCCTCATTGTCGTCGGGCGTCGTACGCAGCAGGATGTCCACGGAGCCCAGGTCGTCGCCCACCCAGCCCGCCGGATTGCGGCAGACGAACACAACTCCGTCCTCCTCGGCCTCCTCGCGCGCAATCGAGATTGCAGTCACCAGGTCATCATAGTGCATCATCTCGTGCTCCAGCGGCTGATTAGTAGCTGATTCTGCCTGGGGAGAGAACCAAAAGGCCCAAGAACTTCCGTCCTTGGGCCCTCTGGGTCACTTCGTCCGTGTCTTGTCCCGCCCCAGCTTGGTCGCCATGGCAGCCTCCTGCTGTGTTGGCGGCTGGAATCATAGCTCAACCCAACTCCGGGAGTCAATCCTGTGTGTGGTGTGCGGGCCGAATTGAAGGGCCGGGGTGTCCGAAAGGTGTGTGGTGTGTCCCGGTTGTGTGTTTTGTGTGCCCGGGCTGTGTGTCTGATGGATCCGGGCTGGCGGGTCCTGTGTCCTGGCTGTGTGATTCCTGTGTCCTGTCTGGTATGTCCTGTGCCGTCGGAGGAGGGGAGATGGATTTGGGGGTTGAAACTGTTGGCGCGCTTGCGGTGGAGGTTCACTCACCACGTGGGTTGTTTGATTGTCACAGGGGGGCCAGGTGGGGTGGTTGGTTNTCTTCGACCATCTTACAAGTATTATAGTAGAGGAAGGGAGATAAGTCAAGAGGGAATATCGCCACTCAGACAAATTTTTTCTACAGACAGACACCACACACATGTTGTTTGGTTGGTTGGTACAGAGTGGTTGGTTGGAGGGAGAAGGAAGGGAGGGAGAAGGGAGGGAGAAGGGAGGGAGAAGGGAGGGAGAAGGGAGGGAGAA